AGACCAATCCCAATGCACCAATCAGTAATTTGTTTCTTACGTTTAGCTTTCTTGGCTTTCTGTTCACGTTCAGCACTTTCTCTACTGTCCTTCATTTGTTTCTGGAAGGCTAACCAGTCCTCCCATAGTCCGGGTCTGCCCTGCCATATCATCATTTGTTTCAGAGTGGCTTCATATTCTTTAAGCTGTTCTGCCGCTTGGAAGGCTTGCATATCGGACTTGTATCCGTGTTCGTGTGCCTTTTTTTGTAATTCTGCCTTGAGGCCAAAGTAATCTGCTAGTGCATCTCCCGCTTCATACAGTTGCTTACCGTTGGCTATCGCTTCTTTGATGACACCAAAGGCGGCATTGGCGGCGGCTAGTTCAGCGATCACTGGTGTAACTCCTTTAGCCTACCGGACATGAAGAATACGTTTTGTGGATTCCGTAATGTTCTTAAAAAGTTAACCATTGGCTGTGCATCCAGTATTCGTGCACGTTGCCTGCGTATTTCTTCATTCTCCAATTGTGGCCCTTGCCACCACCAGAGTTTCTCTGTATCGTCGTACTGATCCATCCCACAACAATACACTTTATCAAAGCTCATGTAATCAGCACTCCAAATTGCTAAAGCCCCTGAGTAGTTATGATTCTGCATCTGTCGAACACAGATAAAATCTTTGTCTTCAGAATCTTCAGGCACAATCCGTGTGATAAAGGTTGTTGGTTGGTCTTGTACAGCGCTCCAAAGTTTTGTATCAATAAAGACTAAGTAGTCTAAATCCAGAATCATTGAATGTTGATTGACTCCAAAGATCACATCAACATCAGGCAGTCTTCTTATGTCCGTTGGAAGACTTGGGCCTCCTCCTAAGATTGCACAAGTTTGTCCTTGGTGTTTTTTCTTTAGACCTTCAATATATTCAATTGCCATCGGGAGGACTGCGGCCTAGCATCTTTTGAACTGTTTTAGTTTCATAAATACGAATGACTGTCCAAACAATCGTAAACAGTGCCGCCATTGGAGGCAACAGATCACCAAGAGTGCCTACTACTGTAACTACACTTAAACCATCTACGAGAGTTTTTGTGCTTTCTGTTGCCATTTCTTTCACGCCTTGTCCTTACTTAGTTACCCTAACAGGCACATTGAAAACGTGCCAGATGCTGTAATCGTAAATGATGCCGCTTGACCATTTAAATTTAAACGCACAGTGTCATTCGCAGTTAATTTAATTGCTTCAGATATCTGCAAACTAAAATAATCAACAGCACCAGAGTTTGCATACACTTGATGTATTTCAGACTCATTCACTTGCAGTTCTAAGTAGTACAGACCTGATGTATACGAATTGATTTGTAATGAAGCATTGATCTGGTACACACCAGTTGTCGGTGTTGTAAACGTGTATGTCGAGTTATCATAGTCACCACCTGTATCATGCACTTCTGTGCTGTAGGCAACAATAGCATCCGCTGTAGGTAACCAAGTAGTTACTGTTGCCCTAAAGCTAGAATCTGCTGATGAAGAGACATTCGTTAAACCAGAGCCATCACCACTAAACGATGTGGCTGTACAGGTTGTAAATGTTCCTGCGGCAGGGGTGGTTGCACCAATAACGGTATTGTCAATCGTGCCTGCTTCAATGTCAACTTCACCAACCCCAACTAAGGAAGCACCGGTGGTTGTACCAGAACCTCTGTAGATTGCCATTATGCAAACACTCGCTGTGGTGTGACTGGAGTGACTCCAAAGGACTCGTCGATTATCTCAAACATTTCCCGGTATGTCTCGCTAATCAAACGCACGTTGACATGATAGCCTGCAACAGCAGTCATCTCAGGATAGTCGTTGCCCTCTGAATCGGTCAGGGTGTTGCCTGTTGGGGTGTACATCGTACCGATTGTGTCGATGGCATAGTCATGTCCGAACTTGATTAACACAGTGTTGTCGTCCTCGTCCTGTGTTGTGAGGTCGGCAAGCTCTGACATCATCTCCGACTCACTAGCAAACTTCAGGAAGAAGTCACGCTTTGGTGCCGGGATTAACTCTTCATTGATTTCATCTGTCACGATGTGATCTCCTGTAGTTCAGTGTCTGATAGTCTGCGTGGGAAGTATTGCAGTTTTCTGTAATGCCCATTGGCAAACCCAGTCCCTGCAAATGATCCAATTTCTAATGTGGATAATCCAGTTGGTATAGTGCAGGACGTGTCGGAAACCACAGTGTTTCCATTTGATGATCCGCTTGTATTGTTCTCTTGGTATCCCAATGAAAGTTTATTAAACGTTGTTGCTGTATATACATCTTGCTCTAAATCAGAGTTGACCACAGCAGAGCCATCATAAACATACATACGAATATCATCTGATGTATCAGCGATATGGCCAATTCTGTTAGTGCCATCATTGATTGCAGTAATTACTGGGAATGTAACCCCACTCGATCCAACAGCAACAAACTCTGTAAACAAAGTCCCCTCATCCTCATTAAACCCAAACGCACTCGTGGCAATGCTCGCCACATCCGCAGAGCGTGTGACGGTGGAGCCAGAGGTGGGGATGTAACTGGTTGGGAAGGAACCTTCTTCTAGCTGTGCGCCGTAAATAAAAATAGAGTTTGATCCATCCAGTGTTACGTTTGCTACGCCATCAGCATTTGATAATTGAATCCCTAAGTTCCCAACTAAGTCTGCACCAGACGGTGTAAATGTGACGGCTATTCGATACCATCCGTTTCCAAAATCGGTTATTGACGATGTAAAATCTGAATCATTTGTTCCGACTGTCCCTGTTGATAAATCAAAAAATGAACGATTAGAGCCAGAGGGAGTTGAGAGTCCGTTGACTAGTAAGACTGCAAAATCAGACTGATCTGCTTTAGCAAAGCATGACCAAGTATAGGCAGTATCTGCGTCTAAAGTAAATCCAACTTCTAACACATCAACATTTCCAGTTCCTGCACTGGCATCATCTGTCAGTTTAGTTGCAGACAATGTGCCGTCTGGAGAGGATTGAGAGCTTGTTAAAACAGAATTACCTAATGACCATATTGACTCACTAAAGTCTTCAGAGTAAGTAAGCTCATTCGTCCTCGCCTCCTCAATCAACAATCCCTTCCTGTCGCCTGTCACGGCATCAAAGTCGATGCGTGGTTGATACACAGCGGCATCAGTTGTTGGGACATAGGTTGCAAGGTTGGGATCTGACTGAGCAGGGTTGTTCTGCATGGGTTTGTCTGATCTGTAAACGTGGGCTCCCCAGACATATACTCCAGATGTGCCATTTCCTTGATATGAAACTGTAAATCCATCGAGAAGATGTATTCTGAATTGAGTATTAGTACCAATAGCATTTCCAGATACCTCAATAAAATACCAATCATTGTCTAAAGCTGTGACAGAAGTAGTACCAGTAGTATTTTGTAGCGTACCGTTTGAAAAATTTAAGTCGGCTCTTGCAATGGTTGTAAATGGACTGCCACCTTGATATACATAAAGAGTCACATTTCTTGAACTTTGTGCCTTTACATAAACACTGTATGTATAAGTCACTCCATCTTCAGTGGTAAAATTATTTTTAATGTGATGGTTGCTACTTGTTCCATCTTCTATAAGCGTGTCAGCAGTTAAAGTGCCGTCCGGTGCAACTACAGTGTTTGAGCTAATTGTTGATGCGTTAAAAGAGCTCCAGTTTGAAAGATCCTCAGAGTACGTAAAAAGATTATGCGCCGCATACTTGAGCGTCCCGTCACTATCCACAACCGTAGACTGTGAAGCCCGGCTAAAGGTAATCAGATCTGCAAAGTTGTCGTAGTTCCTGCTCATCGTGTCAGTCCTGTGTTGACGTAACTGGTTTCACTGGAGTCAAACACCAGGTTCAGCGATGGCTCCAAGGATGGCTGTGTGAGTGCCTGTAGTGTGGCATCGTCTAATCGACGTGCAAAGTAGGTGAGTTGTTTGATGTGGCCGTTGAGCGCTCGATCTAAGCCCGCCCTATCACCAATCCGCAAATCGCTGATCCCAGTTGGCATATTGCCTGATGAATCAGTAACAACTGCTTGTCCATCATAAGACGCTGAGTAATTATCAAGAGCAAAGGCCGCACAAACTTTTGCATAATCAGTTCCAACGTTTGTTGCTAAAGTTCCCAAAACAACATTGGACGCCCCGGTTACGACTCGATACTCAAGCACACTTGTGTTTGAAAACCAAACAGCAATTCTTTCGTCAGTTGTGCCGTCATCAAGTTGCCAAATATAATTGTATTGCGACATTTGAGCTAATTGATTTGTTTCAACAAACACAGTCCCCTCAGTCGCACTGAAGTTAAAATCACTGGTCGCCACATCAGCCACATCAGCACTGCGTGCCACAGCCGATCCGCTTGTCGGGATGTAGGAGGTGGGGAAGGCACCTACTTCTAGCTGTGCGCCGTAAACGTACAATGAGCTACCATCGCCTGTGATGCTTAGTGGATAGCCACCGCTTTGCGGATCTGTTGATGAGTCTGTCATTCCAATCATCACAAAGGAACTAGAAACATCTGCTGTATCTGACACGCTAATAAGAATGCATCGATACCATCCATTCCCGTAGTCTTCCATCGACGCAGATGTAAATGATGAATCTCCGTAATCGCCAGTGCTGTGTACAACTCCATCTTCGAGATCAAAGACTGCGTAAGCAACAGATCCGAGCTTGCTTCGCAAACTTACATATCCATAACGTGCATCGTCATCTTTTAGAAAACATGAGGTTGCATAAGTTTGGTTTGTGCCTATGCCTCCTGAAATTGTATCGGTGATTCTTGGATCAACCGATCCTGTGCCTTCTGTTATTTTATCTGCGTTAGTCGTTCCATCTGGAGACGCAACCTGATTTGTTGTAACGGTTAAGTCAAAAGCGCCCCAAGATCCTGCGCTAAAGTCTTCTGAAGCTAGGATCTGATTCGTCCTCGCTTCTTCAATCAGCAACCCAAGGCTCTCATTAGTTGCCGGGTCATGGTCAAAGCGTGGTGCGTAGTAAGCAGAGGCTGTCGTTGGGTAGTAGGTTTCTAAGCCTGTGGCAACGTCTGTGCGCTCTTGCATTTCTTTGTCGGCTCGGTAGACATGGGCGCCCCAGAGGTATACTCCAGATGTGCCGTTTCCTGTATATAATTGACCGTAATTATTTGTTGCTGAGTTACCAATGTTAATATAAAAATTCGATGATGATGTACTAATCACTTCAGCAACGCATTTATACCAACCATTACCAACATCTGTAATTGAAGCAGACAGACAGCGAGATCCTAAATTTGTATCTACGGTGCCATTAACTGGATCGAATACTGGCGCTTGTCCATTTGCAGTTAAGCCAAATCCACTGAGCTGTACGTAACGATCCGATGAATAATTTTTGATATATACAACAATAAAGTATTTTGTATTTGCTACATGTGAGGCTGATCCGTTTAAACTTCGGACACTTAAAGAGGCTGTGCTTTCTACAAATAGATCTGCCGTAGTTGTGCCATCTGGGGCCGCTATTTGATTTGCTGTTACAGAGCCTTCTGTTGAAGTCCAATTAACAAAATCATCAGAGCGAGTTTCAAGATTATGCCCCGCCCACTTCAGCGTACCGTCTGAGTCCACCACTGTGGCGTTGGAGCCTCTGGAGAAATCGACTCGACTGTCTAACGCCAAATCCTCTGCAAACCGTAGGTCAAGCTGTGGACGTATTCCCTGTGCAGATTGATTAGTCTTTAGTTTATTCAGAGGATTGAACGAATACATTAAAACATCTCCGTTACGTACAACGTACCGTCAGCCGTAGAACGGATAACAGATACATTATCGCCTTCAAAGACGTGGATATACTCAACAGTGCCTGCAGGAAGGTAAATATCAGATGTTGTTGCTGTAGAGCCTACAACATAAAAACAATCAATATCTGTTGCCAATCTGACAACACGACAGCCTGTCGATGCACCTGAAGAGGTAGTGTTAGACGTTGAACGAATGTTCACGGTTTGGGTAGTACCCGGACGCAGTACCTGAATTGGTTTTGCGTTTTTATCAATTGCTAATTTAGACATGGTTTTCTCCGTAGGTGTAAAAGAGGAAAACTGTAAAGAGGAAAGCCCCCGAAGGGGCTAACCAATGCGGTTTATGCAGGGAATGCAACAACCACTGCAGACTCAGGACGTAATACTTTCACACCATAAAGTGTGTCAGCAGTGAACAGATCAGCAAGATACTGTTGCATGTACTGAGTTTGTGAGCGAACACCCATTTGCTCAACAAAGACCATTGCATCACGGTGTCCAAGGATCGCCGCTTTAGTGTCTGAAGCTGAGTTTGAGTTAGCCGCCGCAGTTTCAATAACAGGGGCGTTAGTTGAAACGTAGATGTCTACACCATACAGTGTACCCACTTGTCCGTTTGTTACAGGCTGTCCAGATACAAAATCTGAAGAGACATAACGCTCAATGCCACGGATCTCTTGGATTACTGATGGAGGAACAACGAAGAAACGCTGATCCATTGGTGTATCGTTGTCATCCAACTGCTTGATAGCGGCACGGAAGCCTGCATCAGTAAACACATCAGCAGGAACAACAGTATCAAGTGCATAAGCACTAAGGCCGTTGGTATTATCCATGTAGTATGAGTTGGAGTGAATCCAGTCAGTACCAGTTCCTGCGTCATCCCCAAGGAATTTACCAAGAGCAAACAGGTCTGTATCAACACGTGTTGCCAAGGCATAGCCTGCATCAGAGGTGTAGAACTGACGGAGTGAAGACAACGCTTGAACGTCAGTAATGTCTTCGATCAAACGTGAGTATTCGTAGTGTTGGTTGATAGCAACTTGCACTTCTGACTCAGTGTTTGTAATCAAAGTCACCTGATTTTCAGATGTCTTCGCAGTAGCGTTGCCACGCTCAGGCTTAGGGATATGAATTGTATCGCCTTTCTTGCCTGTCATTGGCATACGGTTTACAAGGTTTGCAAGTACGAGGTTTTTCTCGTAAGATGCGATAATTTCGTCAGACCAAATCTCTGGGATAAAGGTTGCCGCAGTAGTATTGGTGACGGAATTGGTGGGAGAAAATTCACCAGCCATTTTTAAGCTCCTTAATGCTTAGGTTATTTAACACGACCTTCAGCGTATGCTTGCATAATTTCATTTGAAAGTTGCTGATAACGCTTAGGGTTTTTCTGCATGAGTTCAATAATGTCGGCACGACGATAAATCTTCCGAGAAGGAGCTTCACCAGATCCTCGACCACTGCCCGTTGATGCGGCTTTTGCTTGGCGTTGTCTGTCAACTTTTTGAAGTGTTTCAGTGGTTGATACTGCTTGTTTACGCTCTTTCCAGAGACTAAACAATTCATCAGCACTATCAAAATCAAAATGTTGATCAGCCCTAATGTAAAGTTCTGTACGGACTTTTGAAGATTTAATCCATTCTGCAAAGGCTTCGTCTTGGACGATTTCTTTAAAGTCTGGATGTTTATCTTGCAATTGCCCAAGAATGGAGGCTTGCTTTGCTTGCCTTGTATATTCTTCAGCTTCTTTAATTTTAGGGTGCCGTTCAATTGCTCGCTGAACAGCGGCTTCAGGATCATAAAAGAAGTCAATCTCTTCTTCTTCCTGTTGTGCCTGTGGGCTTTGCTTTTGTGTATCGAGTTGAGTCTTAACAAAGTCATCAACAATCTTACGAAGTTCACCGACTTCAGAGCTTTGGCGGCCTAAAAGCTTTTCAGCTTCTTGGTGCATCCGCACAACATCTTTGATGTCTTTACCTTGATACTTGTCAGGGATTGAGTCTTCTTCGACCTCCTGAACAGTTTCCTCAACAGGCTGTTCAAGTTCTGTTGTATCTTCAGTATTTTCTAATGATTCGTAGTTTTCGTTTTCATCCTCTGTTGGACGCTCAATCAGTTTTGCCATATTGTACTCCGTGCTGTTAAAGCATTATGGAAGTGATTATTTACGTGCGGCTCTTTCATGATCTCTTGCCCACTTATCATCAGCATCGGGCCAGCCGGTGCCTTCAAATTTCGTAGAGATCGGAGAGATTATCCGCACTGCGGTATGTCCACACTCATAACAGGTGCGTAACTTATCATCTGAGTTACACCACTGTTCTTCAATGTGGTTACATTCTGTGCATTTGAAATCAAATCTTTTCAGCATTTTCAGCCTCCAAGATCATATCATATGCTTCTTTCAAAGACACTTCAAAGTTACTAAGTCTTTGAAGTATATTTCGTTCTCCCTTTACCAGATTCAATGAGGCCTCATCTTTTATATCCTCAATGCGGTAAGCGGTTAAACTATCGTTTAGATCTGATATAAACTGTTTCCAACCTTGGTGTAAAAACAAGTCAAAATACAGTTCATAATACTTTTCATCTTCTTTGGTCAACACATTCTCCTTGATGGTGCGTTGTCTATATAGAATATATTAGCATATTTTATGCCAAAAGTCAAGATGATGTGCTTGTTTTTCTGGTTGTTGTTGGTTTAGCCTTTGCATTTTGCTCTAATTTGGTGATTCTTTTGTCTAAACCATCTAAGATTTTGTTAACTTCAACCAAGATTGCATTCAGTTCGGTTTGGCTAATCACAGATTATTTTCCCTCATTTGTTTATCAACAATTCGTTCATCAGATGCAATCGCTCGTTCCTTCAACAGTAATTCAGCAAGTTTGACTCTGCGTTCGAACTCTTTCTCATCTTGATCTCCGGGTTCAAGGTTTGTTGTTAGCACCTTCAACCGGTCTGTTTCATGATCGTAAGCAACAAATTGTGTTTCTGTTGAAACTTTACGTGCTCTTGCCATTGCTTCAGTTGATTGCGCCTGATATAGGTCTAACTGAGCTTGAATTTGAGCAAGCTGTATTTGTTGCTGTTGTTGTTCAGCCTGTGCCGCTTCAGGGTTTGGCTGATTAGCTTGGCGAAGCCCTTGTATAATTTGCTCACGGTTTGACAAGTTCATGTTATCAACAATGGATTCAATCAATAGCGGATACATTGGTGAATCCGGTGACATTGTTTGAAGCAGTTGTACAAGCTGTGTGACTTCATACTCACGAGCAATAATGCCAAGAGAGCTTGATGCTGTAAACTTGTAGTCCTGTACAGGGTATAGCTCTGGATCAAACTGCATATACCTATAAGCCGCTTTTTCGACAAAAGGCAACAAGAAAGCTTCTTGGAAGTTGATTAGTGTACGCTTATGCCGCTTGATGATGGCTCCGAGCGACATACTGATACCGGCGGCAGTAGAGTCTCCGTTAATACTACCGGGGATTCCTGCCGCATCGATAGAACCTGTTGCCATCTGCACCATAGTTTGCAGGTCTTTAGCTTGGGTGAACGAGACCTGATCAAGCGCACCGAATTTAAACGGTTGGAGGATTTCTGAAGGATTACCGTTTGTAAGGATGGTCTTGCCGGGTCTAATTTCCATTTTTGCTCCACGAGGAAGGCGTGAAGCATCAACAGCAAGCATAGGATGTACAGTAAGCGCAAGTGCGTCAATTCGTGCTCTTAGTTCAGTGTCAAGTGCTTTTTGGGCGTTATAACCTTTTTCACAGATGCCACGACCCCAGAAACGACCGGGAACAACATCCCAAGGAAATGCAACTACAGGTCTGTCCTGCATCATGTAGGGATTTTCTTCAATTTTAAGTAGCGTACCGCCATTCGCCAACACAACAATTGCTTCAATGTATGACTTGTTTGGTACATCCAGTTCTTCAATTTCTTCTTCAGACATCCCTTCAGAAATTGCATCAATATACAAATCCACTGGTACCAGACCATAATACTTCGTTAGACGTACTTTATCATCTGTGTACATCGTAATTTCTTTATCAGGTTCTAAATCCGTGTCAGTATACGATGTTTCAATACTAACATCTCTGTAAATACCAGCTTCAATCCCTTGTTCAACAAGATGCTTTGGTACAAACTCATCAATGGCAACACCTAATGCCTCGTCAATGTTTGTAGCAACTGGATCAATTAAAAAGTTTTGCGGTAAGATTGGACGTAGCTTAATCACATAACGATCTGTTTCTAACACGCCGTAAGCTTGCATAGCTCCATCTAAGACAGGCTGTGTCGCCGGTCTCATTTCTTTCTTTTCTTCCAGAATCAGCTCACCGATACCGGTGCCAAAGATTGCTGAATTAAGAATACATTCCGCAACAGATTTACGTACCTGTGTCTTTTTAAAATCTTCGTCTAATTGATTCCGAAGCGATTGTACATCAACAGGGTTTTGATCACCGAGGTCATCTTTGATGTCAAACCACACCCCACGACCAAAGGTTGCTTCTTCAACTTCAGCAACAGCAGACTCAACAGCCTGTTGCAATGCAGGGCTAATTAAACGTGAACGCTCACTATCACGCACCCGATCTGATGGGTTCCAAATTCCACGCCATAGTCTGTAATACTCATCAAACTTGCTTTCGTAGTTGGCTTCAAAGTGGTCACGCCATTGATCACATTTACTGATTACCCAGTTCTCTAAACCAGATAAAATTTCAGATCTGTTTTCATACTCCATAGATTAATACCCTGCGATTGGATCTAAAAATTCAAACTCATCTTCTTCAAAATCGACATAATAGCTAACTTTAGCTAACTGGTCGATGTATGATAAAGAGTCCACTAAGTCATCATGTACTAACGGGTTAGGAAACTGAAACAACTCATCTAAAAACTCCGTGTTCCACTCTCCTTCCGATAATGTAATTTTGCCATGTTCAAAACGACCTTGTAAAGCCCAAACAACACGATCAGTCTTTTTCTTATTGCCGTGTGTTAACTCTTCAACTCTAAAGAATCTTTGACCACTTTTCATTAAATCTGTGAGATACGGTAATACGGCATTTCGTAATGCACCCTTCTCAATCCCAACAGCAATCGGTTCATATTCTCTGACAGCCTCAAATATTTTTCTGGCAGTCTTTTTAATATCCCAACGCCCGTAAATAATGTCAGCAACCCACCAGCCATCAGGACTGGCCTTAACAATCGTAATCGCTGTTTTATCCAACTTTGCGTTTTTACCAGTTGCTTTACCAGCAACATCAGCAAAACCTGCAAGGTCAACAGCGATATAATAATCTCCATCTTTAGGTTCATCGTTGCTAAATTTAATCCAATCTTCTTTAAAGATCTCTGAGCCTAAAGCTTCAAAGCTCGCCATAAACTCCTGTCGGAATGCATAGCTCGACATTGACTTTTTAGCCATATCGATCTCTTCAGGATCGAGTAATGGATTATCATAACTGGTAAAGTGCCATGCTTGATATGTAGGATCTTCAGCAAGCTCACCGTACTTAAACAACTCATAAAAGTGGTTACGACCAAGCGGTGTCCCAATAAACATCGCAGATCCTTTCTGATCAGCCAATGCAGGTCTCAGTACGGTTTCCCACACTGATGGCTTCATATCTGCATATTCATCGAGTACCAAGAATTTCAACGATACCCCTCGCATCGTCTCAGGTCTGTCAGCACCTTTTAAACTAATTGTAGCTCCGTTGATTAACTTAATTTGCATGTTGTTAACATGAGATGAAGTCACAACAGGGTTACCAAGTTCTAACAACGTATTCCACATAATGTCACGGGCCTGACCTTGTGTCGGCGCTACGTAGAATACATGCCCTCGATCAGTCTGGAGAGCATTAATAATTAACATCCATGCCGCTAATCGGCTTTTACCAGTTCTTCGCCCTGCGGCGACAATCTTAAAACGAACATCACTGTCAAAGACTTCTTGTTGCCACGGTAACAGCTCTACTTTGAGTTCAGTCAAGCGTTCCGCATCCAGTTTTCTAACTCAACAGAACGATTACCAACTTGATTGTACCAACGAGAATCTACCATCTCATCAGCGGCTTTATTCCAATTCCCTTCATTTACAGCGGTAACCATATTCTTAAACTTACCTAATCGAGACCGTCCAAGATTAAAAGCCATATTGACTAACACTCGTTTTACTTGGTCTGGTAAAGAATCAAAGTTTAAAAACAAAGCTCTGCAGTCTGTTAAAGCTTCATTACAATCTTCTTTAAACCATTCCAACACCTGTTCCATCGAGACTTCATCACCGACAGCAAGCTCTTCAAACCCATACAGTGCATGACCTATACCAACAGTAGGGATTCCTTCAGTACATAAATACACTGTGGTTTTACAGCCCTCATGCTTGGTGAGGTCTTCTTTAATCTGTACAAACAAATCTTCAGTCATCTGATTCCACCGGCTCGATATCAATAATATCTTCATCATTCTGTACAGATGCTTTCGCTCCAACACCTGTAATTGTAATACTGACGCTATTCTTGCCCTGTGACATCTTATCCTTTTCAAAATAACTGACAGGCAACATCCGATCCATCAGCAACTTCCAAGCCGCCGCTTGATTCTTATGCTCATCATCCAACGCCGCATTAAATATTGCATCCATGACTTTAACAGACTTAGGGGATGCTAACATCCGAGCTTTATACTCATTAATGATAGCGGCATCACCGGGAGGACGACCTCTAACACCCCTGTTGCCTTCCTTTTTAGCAACAACTTCGCCTTTTTTCGGTCTACCTCGACCTCTTTTTTGCTGTTCAGTCATGGAACTATCTCGTTTTCTCCATAGGCTGTACAGTCTACCACAAAACCAGTGCAAAGTCAACTAATTTGGCATGAAAGTTGCACAGTGTGTTATAATATAACATTCTTTGTAGTATCAAAGGCTTGGTCGATAGTTCATTTTGTGACTAAATTAATCTTTTTAGTCACTTTTTAGAACAAATAAGCTATTTTAGTCTTTTGCAAGTCTGTGTAGGTACTATAATATTTTAAAGCCTGTGTAGCCCCCTCCGGGGGAGTCGAGTCAGGCCTGTGGATAACCTGTGTAGAACCTGTGGATAAGCTGTGGATAACTACACAGTCTGCCTGTGGATAACTTTGCAGGCTGTGGATAAGTCTGTGGATAACTTTGCAGGCTAAAAAGTTATGCACAGGTTTATGCACAGGCTATATTGCGCTGTTCTGGTGCTGATATTGCGCTGGTGCAGGCTGTCGAGTCGGTAAAGTATGGGGGTCGGTAAAGTACCCTTTGAAGCCTGAACAGCCTGAACAGCCTGTCAAAACCCACCGAACAGCACTACAGTCTCGGACGCATTGTAAAGCCCTGTAACAGCCTGTAATGCCATAGGGTAATAGTAGGGTACTGTTTCGGTCTTATCGGCGCTTGTAGGCGCTTAGAATGCGTTACAGGCGTATGCTGCTTAATGCTTTTCAGGGATGCGATACATACACTGCAGGCAAAAAAAAGCCCGCATTGAAGCGGGCTGTATTGGTGGGCTGTCTCAGTCTTTAAATATTAAGACCCAGACTAATATCGAAATTAATACAAACTCAATCAGTTCTAGCATTAATAAATAACTCCATTATCCAGCCGGTAATCCCAAGCACCAAAGAAACGCCAGCAATACCAGCGACCAATAAAAACAATTCCGCACTAATCATTTTAAACTCCAGTTATTAAATCGGGATTGGACACAATAAAATCACTATCAGAAGTTTTAGCCAATCCTTTAGCCCGTAATCCGATAATAATATTATTTGGGTCGTCTACACGGACATCGTGTAAATCACCGTCTATAACCTGCCTGTCCATAAAACGGCTGGGTAAACCACCGCTAAAGACCACGGCTATATTTGAACCGGTATTTAAAGCCCGCTGTACCGATTTACGATATAGGGCATTGCCTGAATAACTAAATGTTAAATGGTAGTTGTCTGGTGTATTACCCAAACGATTCGCTCGTTTCGTGTAGTCGTAAAATTTCACGTCGGGAAAAGCTTGGGGTATACCAAAATCTTCCCATGCAATATCAGACAGTACATTTAAACGAATAGCCGGTATTTTATTTTCCCTATAGGCTTTACGTCGCATAAAGTTAATATCGGCCAGTAACAGTTTTAGAAACTCTGGAAAATTACTATGAAACAATTCGGCTTTACGTGTACGGGCTTCGATGACATTACTAAATCGACCTCGGCCAGCGGATTTTAAACAGGCATCAAAACACCCAGCCGCTTTGCTGGCAGGGCATAGTTTCGCATCGGGCATTAAAGACAAACCAGCGAATAAATATTTGTCTGAATACTTATTCGTTTTAGCTAATTTAGAATTGCCATTGATTGATAATAATTTCATTAAATAGCCCTCGCATGCATTAAG